TCACAGCCCGAGCGCGGTACCCAAACCGTCGACAGCGGCCCGCGCCGTCTCGTCGGATGTGTGGCCGTACAGGTCGCCGGTAATGGCAATGGACGAGTGGCCGAGTAGGTCTGCAGCCGCCTTAATATGCACACCGGACTCCAGCCACGCGACCGCCGCGCTATGCCGCATGGTGTGCGCACCGACGTCCTCGATACCCACTTTCGCTGCTGCAATTTCGACCGTGCGCAGCAGGTTGCGCGGGTCCAGCAGCGTGCCGAACTCGGTGGCGAGTACCGCCCCCGTATCACGCCACTGGTCACCCGCCGCGAGACGTTCCTGCAACTGCTGCGTGCGGTGCATCTTGAGTTGCGCGACGACCCCAGCGTGCAGGGGTACTCGCCGCCGCGACCGATCCGTCTTGGGCTCGGTCAACACCAATTTGCCGTCGACCCGCGACAGCGTGTGCCGCACCGTCAACTCACCCTTCTCGAGGTCGACGTCCGACCACAGCAGCCCCGCAACCTCACCTCGACGTAGGCCCGTCGTCGCCATTAGCACGACGCCGAGGTAGTAGCGCAGCCCCTTCGCTGCATCAAGCAGCCGCGCCACGTCGGCGGCGGGAAGATACTTCGCCTCCTTGCGTGCGACACCCGGTCGCTTCACCTTCGATGCTGGATTGGCTGCCAGCAAGCCGTCGCGCACGGCCACGTCGAGCGCCTGGCGCAGAACCGTGTAGACCTGCCGCACCGTCGAGTCGGACAGGTTCTTGCCGCGCAACTGCACGATCAGCAGCTCGACGTCGGACGGCTTTAACCGGTCCAGCCGCTTGTCGCCGATACGCGCACCCTCAAGGTGCTTCCGCGACAATGTTGCGTACAACGACTTGGTGGTCTCCTTGCGGTCCGATGCCGCCAGCGATGACGCGCGCCACTGCTTGAGCCATGAAGAAACCGTGTTGGGCGCGTCCTTGGCGGGCGCGCCACCCTCGATACGGTCCCGAACCTTCTTCAACTCCTTGCGACACTCCGCAGCGGTGGCGGCATACACCGACACCGACTTACGCCCATCCGTCACCGGGTCGACATACGACACCCGGCCCTCCCAGCGGCCGTTCGCACGCTGCCGGATATTGCCTTCGCCGTTGGCGCGCTTTCTCATGCCTTCTTCCTGCCCTGCTTGGTCGGGGGAAGGAAGCCGCGCCGGCGGCACTCGGCAACAATGTTCCCGGCCTGCCGTAGTCTGACGCCGAACGCTTCGCCAACAGCCTGCGTCGGCGTCCCGTCGAAGTTCTCCCGGTAGATCTGAGCCGCTCGCTGGTAATCCGGTGTCTTGAGGCGCTGCCGACCTGTGCGACGTTGCTCCAGGAAGTCCGCAATACGCCGGTTCGCGGCATCGTCGTTTCTTCGGTAGATCGGCTCACCGTCGGTGCCGATCTCTGCGCAGAACACCGCATAGAAGTCGTAGATCACCGGCCGGATTACCTGGAAATCGGATGTCTTGACTTCACGTCCGAGCGCAAACCCGTGTCGGGTCTCGAATCCGAGAGACACGATTCTCGGAACGCCTTTAACCAGTTCAACTCTCGACCCCCATGCCGGAGTTGACACCACGTCGGACTGCTCAACTTCGAGCCACAGCGGCATCCGTCGTCCATCGATAACTGCGAACGCCTTGGACACCCGGTAGTAGCAGAAGGGGGCGTTTTCGTCGTTCGGGTCTGCGTAATACGCGCCCCGATGGTGCGTATCCCCATCGGGCAGCGAATCCCCAGGCATTCCGAACCAAACTAATTGCATAGTAGCTAACTATGCAGTTGGCCCTGCACTCTGTCAATAGTTCGCCTGCACCCCGGCGGGCACGACTGGACAGGAGCGAACAAATGGCCGAGTTGGTCAACCGGCTGGTGTCGATTCAGGAGGCGAGAGAGAAATGGCTCGGCGGCATCGGTCGAACCACCTTGTACGAACTCATCAAACGCGGCGAACTGACGCAAGTTCACGTCGGACGCCGGGCCTTCATCACCGCGGAATCCCTTGCGGGATATATGAACCGACTCCAGGAGGCCGCGACAGCATGAGGCTTGAAAATGAAGTCGGCCCCGACGTCACCACCGCCGAGGCCAACCGCAAACCCGAACCACACCACGCAGCCGGTACCGCCGACTATATCGCTGGCCTCCGACGTCGACGAGCAGCGACTTACCGCCTACCCGTATTGGCCTGCGGCTGCGCAGACCCCTGGACCTGCCGTCATCACACGAAACACGGCAGCGTCACCGACCAGTTCGTCGATGGATACCGCGACGCCGCCGAGCACCTACTCGCAAGCGGGTTGACTCCGCCGCCGAACCTGCCCGCCATGCGCGCCATGTGGAAAAGAGGCGGACACGACCAGCGCCTCGCCGTGCGCATCGCCGAACTCTGGCAGGTGGCAGCAGCGTGACCGAACCTATCGAACTGATTCGCAACATCCACGGCGAACCAATGCTGACGAGCGACGCCCTGGCCCTGTTGTTCGGGGTGACACCAGAAGACATCGTCGCGCACAGCACCGACCCAAGCACAGACTTCCCGAATGCCTGGATAAGAGCCGGCCGGCGCCGCAGCCGCGAAGCCCAAGCCGCCACCGGGAAAGACGACATCCTCGCTGTCCTCGCCTACTGGGCCCGCAAAGACCGCGACATGGTCATCACCGTCGAGGACGGTGACCAATGACAGACGTCACCGACGCCGAGACCGTGTCGCTGCTGGAGGGCATGGTCAACGGTGAATGGCTCGACGCGCAAGTGTTTCCACCACTGGAATGGGCGGTCGAAGGCATCGTGCCCGAAGGCTTCGGCCTGCTCGTCGCACCACCCAAAGCGGGCAAGTCGTGGATGGTCGCGGGCATCGGATTAGCGTGCGCAATCGGCGGATACGCATTCGGCAAGATTCCAGTCAAGCAACGCCCCGTGCTGTACCTCGCCCTTGAGGACGGGCACCGCCGCCTACAGGACCGGTTCCGCACCATCACCGAGGGTGACCCCATCCCGGCCGGCATCAACGTGATGGTCACCGCACGCACCTACGAAATCCCCGGCATCATCGCCGAATACCTTGCCCTGCACCACGGTAAGCAACCCCTCATCATCCTCGACACCCTCGGCAAGGTGAAACCACCCAAGCGTCCCGGCGAGGAATCCTATTCAGCGGACTACGCCATCGGCGGCAGGCTCAAGGAACTCATCGACTCCGAGCCCGGAGCGACCCTGCTCTGCGTACACCACACCCGCAAAGCCGAGTCCGCCGACTTCGTCGACGCCGTCTCGGGAACGCAGGGTATCGCTGGCTCGGCTGACTTCGTGCTGGTGCTCACCCGCAAACGCCAAGACGACAAAGCCGTCCTGGCCGTCACCGGCCGCGACGTACCCGAGAACGAGTACGCACTGACAACGGCCGCGGGCCGTTGGGTGCTCGACGGCATGGACCTCATGGACGCCGCCGCCGCGGTGGCCAAGCGCAAGGACTCCGAGAACCTCGGCGACCGCAGCATCGACGCCCTGATGTTCGTCAACAGCCGGCCCCTCGGCACACGCCAGGCCGACCTAGCGACGCACCTCGGCATCGACAACGACACAGCGGGCCGTTATCTGCGCCGACTCCACGACGCAGGACGCATCGGTAAACGCACCCGCGGCATCTACACACCACTGTCCGAAGTGTCCGAAGTGTCCGTTTTGGACGTACCCGCACGTCAACCCGACCAGGAAGAACACCCCCAAACGGACACAACGGACACAACGGACACCCCCTTCGACGGGTGCGAGTCATGAACCGCGCGGAACGCCGCAAGCTCCCACCTGCCGTGCGGGCCGTAGCAGACGGATACCGCTGTCCCGACTGCGACAACACCACCCGTGTCTCACTCGACCAGTCCGGCATGTGGCGAGTCGACGTGCTGCACGACGACACCTGCCCCTGGTTCAGCGCCTACGAGGCCAGACATGGATAAGCGCCGAAGCCGGTCTCGACTGTGCAAGCACTGCCGCGCCGCACGCACCGGTCACAGCACCCGCCTCTGCGTCCTATGCCGACCCAGCGCACCCATCGCCGAACGAATCCTCGCCGCCTACCAACTCAAGGACACCATGAACATTCGAATCCTCCGCGTCATCGGCCGCCGATCCCACAGCCCCGCCGTCGTCGCACTCGCCGACGACCACCTCGTCAAGTGGTCACCCCGCGACGACTGGACATGCAGCTGCGACGAAGCCACCTTCCCCGACTGCCCACACATCCCCGCCATCGAGGAAGTCCTCGACCCCCGCGTCACCGGAGAGCCGCGATGAACATCAACGCAGGAGACTTCCGCCGCGCCGCAGCACTCATCACCCAGCACACCAGCCGCGACGACACCGGATGCAACGCAGTACTGCAAGAAGCCGCAGAAGCCGGCCGCATCACCGAACTCATCGTCGGCATCCTCGACGTCTACGAAACCCTGACACCAATCCTGCATTCACCGCTCGGCATCGCAGCACTACGCAACATCATCGCCGACCTCGCCCGCCGCGAGGAGAACGAGAAGTGACACTCAAACCCTGTATCGCCTGCGGCACACCCAGCGACCAAACCCGGTGTCCCGACCACCAACTCAAAGACACCCGCGACCGACAAGCACGCGGCTACGACTGGCACTGGGACCAATTGAGTCGACGAGCACGACGACTCCAAGGCTTCTGCTCCGACTGCGGCACAACCGAAGACCTCGAGTGCGACCACCTACCCAGTGCATGGGAACGCAAAGCCCAAGGCAAACCCATCCGCATCAGCGACGTGGACGTCGTCTGCGCAGAGCACAACCGCAAACGCGGCTCAGCACGCCCAGGAAGCCCCAGGGGGGAAGGGGTCAAGTCCCCCCAACCAAGCACCCGGGGCAAGGCGCAAGGGGCGTTACACACCCCCGGGGGGTGTGCGTGAACTGCGCATGGACGGGCTGTAATCGGCCCATACACAGCCGCGGGTACTGCGGAAGCCACTACAACAAGGCTCGCGCCAGTGGTCTGCTGCCGTCGCGTCCGTTCTGGGTCGAGGACACCAATACCGGCTGCTGGCTTTGGAACCGCAAGCGCCGCAAGGATGGCTATGGCCGGAAGTCCATAGACCACAGCCGGGAGATTCCGGCGCATCGCTGGGTGTATGAGCAGCACGTCGGGCCTATTCCAGACGGCCTAGAGATTGACCACCTGTGCAATAACCCGCCGTGCGTCAATCCTGGGCACCTTGAGCCAGTGACCCACGTAGAGAACATGCTGCGTCAATGGCGACGTAGGAGGGCTGCCTAATGCGCGCCGGTCCAAAGGCGTCCGTTGACCCCTCTCCGCTGCCGTGGCGGCCTCAGTCGACGGGTTCGGCGCGTTTCGCCAAGTTCTGCGAGAAGTTCATTCGGGTGCCGAAGGGGACCGGGGCGCGGACGCCGCTGCGTTTGCGTGAATGGCAACAGGAGTTGGCAGGTTCGGTGCTCGACGCCGACCCTCGCCCCCGCACTGCCGGGTGGATGCTGCCGCGTGGGCAGGGTAAGTCGACGTTGCTCGCCGCCTACGGGCTGTATGACTTTTTCACCGGGGATGAAGGCGCGGTCGTCTGCGTCGTCGCCGTGGACGAGCGTCAGGCCGGCATCATCTTCGGTATCGCTCGGCGCATGGTCGAGCTGTCCGACGAACTGGCGTCACGGTGTCAGGTGTTCAAGGAACGGCTCTACATTCCCGAGCGGGACGCGCATTTTCACTGCTTGCCTGCGGAGCCGAAACGGCTGGAGGGTTTGGACTACACGACCGCCTTGCTCGACGAGGCTGGCGTGGCGTCCCGCGACAGCTACGAGGTGTTGACGCTGGCGCAGGGCAAGCGTGCACAGTCCACGTTGATCGCCATCGGGACGCCGGGACCGGACCCGAACAATCAGGTGCTCGCCGATCTGCGTAACTATGCCGCCGACCATCCCGAGGATGCCTCGCTGGTGTGGCGCGAGTTCTCCGCAGCGGGGTTCGAGGACCACCCGGTCGACTGCACGCACTGCTGGGAGTTGGCGAACCCGGCATTGGATGACTTCCTGCACCGGGACGCGCTGTACGCCCTGCTGCCACCGAAGACGCGTGAAGCGACGTTCCGGCGGGCGAGGCTGTGCCAGTTCGCCTCCGACACCGACGGCGCGTTCCTGCCGCAGGGCGTGTGGGACGGCTTGTCGACTGGACGGCCGATACCGGACGGCACCGAGGTAGTTGTTGCCCTCGACGGCTCGTTCTCCGACGACACCACCGCCCTGCTCGCTGGGACGGTGTCGGCCGAACCGCACTTCGACACCATCCACGTGTGGCAGCGCACCAACGGTGACGACTCTTATCGGGTTCCGGTCGCCGAGGTCGAGGACGAGATCCGCGCTGCGTGCCGACGCTGGCGCGTCGCCGAGATAATCGCCGACCCCTTTCGGTGGACGCGGACTCTGCAAGCCCTGGAAGCCGAGAAGCTGCCGGTGGTCGAGTTCCCGCACTCGCCGGCCCGTTTGACCGCCGCGACCGGCGACCTGTACTCGGCCGCGGTCAACGGCAAGCTGACGCACTCCGGTGACCGCCGGCTCGCCGAGCACGTCGCTGCCGCCGTCATCACTGAAGACGCCCGAGGTATCCGCCTCGCCAAGGCATCCCGGTCACGGGCCGCCCGAAAGATCGACCTGGCGGCCTGCCTGGTCATGGCCCATTCCCGCGCCACCTGGCGCGCAACCCACAAGAAACGAAAGAGAGCAGTGAGTTTCCGATGAACGACCTATTGCAGAAGCTGTTGCAGAAACTCGACGAACCCATCGCCCGATACTCCGACCTCGAGCGGTACTACACAGGCACGCAACCGTTGGCGTTCCTGTCACCAGAAGCCAAAGAGGCGTTGGGAACCCGCTTCGGCCGCATGGCGTCGAACTTGCCCCGTTTGGCAGTCACCAGCCTGACCGAGCGACTGCGCGTCACCGGTTTCACCGGGGCCGACGTGTGGGATGACTGGCTGCGCAACGATATGGATCAGGAGTCGGCGACCGCGCATCGCGAAGCCCTGTTGCTCGGCTCAAGCTACGTCATCGTCTGGGCGGACCGCTTCGGCCGGCCGCTGGTGACCGTGGAGAGCGCGAAGCAGATGGCGTGTGTGCGTGACCCCGGCACGCGCCGTATCACCGCCGCGGTGAAACGCTGGGAGACCGACACCACTACCGAGGCAGTGCTCTACGGACCCGAGGAAATCGTGCGGTACCGCGCCAACCAGACCGGCGCCACCGTCGACGGATTCAAGGCAGTGGAGTCCATCGCCAACCCGCTCGGCGTGGTCCCGGTGGTTCGCCTGCTCAACAGTGACCGCATCCTCGACGAAGGCGTGAGCGAGATTGAAGACCTCAAACCGTTGTGCGACGGGCTAGCGAAGGTGCTCACCGATATGATGGTGTCCAGCGAATACGTCGGACGCCCTCGCAGGACCGCCACGGGCATCGAACTCGTCGAAGAACCCGTCCTCGACGCCAATGGGAATCCGACCGGCGAAACGGTGGCGGTCAACCCGTTCCCCGAGGGCAACCGGATGATGGTGTCGGAGAACCACGAAGCCAAGTTCGGGCAACTCGACGCCGCCGACCTCGGCGGCTACGAGGCAGCCGTGCGGGTGCTGCTCGGCCAGGTGATGGCGGTGTCGGCGCTGCCAGCGCACTACGTCGGCCAACTCTCCGACACTCCCGCATCCGCGGATGCGCTGCGCGCTGCCGAAGCATCGTTGACTGCGAGAGCCGAAGCGCGCCAACAGCAGTTCGGACGCTCATGGGAAGACGTCGCCCGATTGGTTGTGGCCGTGCGTGATGGCGTCGACCCGCTCGGCGTGGACGTCCGCGTCAAGTGGGCCGACGCCAGCACCCGCAGCGTCGCAGCCGAAGCGGACGCCGTCACCAAGTTGTTCGCCGCCGGCCTGCTGCCCGCCTCGTATGCCTTGCAGCGGCTCGGGTATTCCGACGATGAAATCCTCGAGATCCGCGCCGCACGACGAGCCGAAACGCTCGACGGTCAGGGCGTCAACCTCGCGGCGCTGCCTCGGGAGGTCGCGTGACCGCCGCCGTCGACCTGTACCAACTCGACACCGGCCGACTGTCCGAGGGCACTGAGCGCGCCGTGCTCGGCGTCTACGCGCAGTGGGTGACCGGCGAGCTCGACTACGACACCGCCGCCGTGGTCATCGCCGGAATCATCAACCGCGCCAATGCCGCCGCCACAGCGGTCGCCGACTCCTGGCTAGCCGTACAGATCGAGCAGCAAGCCCGCCTCCCGGTCCCGACTGTTGGCATCGTCCCGGCCGACGACTCAGACCGGCTTCTACGCGCCGCGACCACCGTGCTCGACGACCGCGAAACCGGCGAGATGCGCCTGGCGAGACTGGGGCGCGCCGAACCCCTCGAGGCGGCACACCAGGCCACCACTGAAGCCATCAGACACCAGCCGCTCGTCGAGGGCTGGACCAGGGCAATGGACGGCGACCCCTGCCAGCTCTGCCGCTGGTGGTGGCGCCAAGGCCGCACATGGCCCAAAGCGCACCCGTTCCAACGCCATAAGGGCTGCAACTGCCAGCCCCGCATCGTCGTCGCCGAAAACATCCAGTCCACCGGCTACACACGCCAACTCGAAAGGAACCGAGCATGATGAATGACGCCAACAGCACCGACGAGCCCATCGACGAGACCGCCGAGGGCACTCAAGAGCCGAGTACCCCTGAGTTGTCCGATTCGGAATCGGGAAACCCCGAAGGGTCCGATTCGGAATCCGACCCCGACACCTTCCCGCGTGACTACGTCGAGAAGCTGCGCGAAGAGAACAAGCGCTACCGGCACCGCGCCCAACGCGCCGACACCTACGCGCAACGCCTCCACACCGAACTGGTCCGAGCGACCGGCCGACTGGCCGACCCTACAGACCTCGCATTCGACGAGGCGCACGTCGAGGACGCAGACGCACTCGCCGCCGCTGTCGACGCCCTCCTGGCGCGCAAGCCGCACCTAGCCGCCCGACGCCCCGCAGGCGATATCGGGCAGGGAGCGTCACCCTCAGCCGATACCGTCAACCTCGCCGCGCTACTGCGGCAACGAGCCCAATAGAGGGAAATGGCGGCCATGAAAGAGATTCCGCCCGGCAGTGCAAGTTTCAAAGATGAAGACGGCTACTACATCACGGACAGCGGGTCCGTCGCGTGGGAAACACACCTGACGTGGCCGGTTGACGACGAGGACGAAGACGATTGATACCCACCTGGGGTATCGTGAAGGGGTCGCGCCTGGTGCGCGGCCCCTTCTCCGTCCTGACGACGTGGGTACCGAATCCACTGCAATCGTTAGGACTTCACCGTGGCAACCGAAACCACCGCCGCCAATCCCGAACTGCTCCAAGAGCAGGTCGCCAACATCCTCGTACAACCGCTCGAGGCCGCCTCTGTCGTGCTCTCCAGCGGTGTGCGCATCTTCGACACTTCCGGTCCGCTGCGCATCCCCAAGCTGACCGCCGGTGCGTCGGTCGGATTCGTCGCCGAAGGCGGACTGATCCCCGAGGCCGACGTCGACTTCGGCGAAATCTCACTGATGCCCTCGACTCTCAAGTCGCTTAAGGTGCTCATCCGGTTCACCAACGAACTGCTGCGCCAGTCCGTCATCGGCCTGGACGCCACCCTGCGGCAGCGCCTCGTCACCGACGTGTCCAATGCCCTCGACGACGCTCTGCTCACCGGGGCCGGTACCAGCAACACCATCACCGGCCTCATCAACCAGACCGGTGTGCAGACCGGCACCCTCGACGTCGCCGACGCCGACAGTCTGCTCGACGCCATCGCGCTCGCCTCGGCCGCCGAGGTCACCCCGAACCGGTGGTTCCTCAACGGCGCGGACTTCATCGCCCTGCGCAAGCTGAAAGAGACGACCGGCTCGGCGAAGTACTTGATCGAGTCCGACGTCACCGCCGGCCCCACCTACCGGCTGTTCGGCATCCCCGTCACCGTCACCAACAAGCTCGCCGAAGGCAAGGCGGTCCTGGCCGACACCACACAGATCGCCGTCGCCCGCGACCTCGCCCCCTCGGTGAAGCTGCTCGACCAGCGGTACGCCGAATACGACGAGCAGGCCATCCGCGTCGTCACCCGCTACGACCTCGGCCTGCTCCACCCCGAGGCCGTCGTCGTCCTCACCGCAGCGGCCCCGTAGTGGCGGTCGAAGCTGACCAGGTGGCGGCGTTCCTCGGCAGACCCGAGGACGCCGCCATCCTGGCGACCGCCGAGCAAGCCATCCCCATCGTCACCACGATGGTCAAGGCGTACATCCGCGGCAACGGGTTCGACTGGGAACCCAACGACGAACTGGAAGCGGTCATCGTCACCGCCTCGGCGCGCATGGTGTCTAACCCCGGTGGCCTCCCCGTCGACACAGCGGCCGGCCCTTTCACCCAATCGCTGCGCGGCGCGTTCCAAGGCTGGACCCTCGCCGAGTTGTTCGTACTCAACCGCTACCGCAGACGAGCGGTCTAG